TAGATTAGATGCTGGAACAAAAATAGTAGCTGCTATAAGAGCTAAAGATTATATATTAATACTTACAGATGATGCTGCTTATTCAATGCAGTTTGTAGGACCACCTTTTACATTTAGTATTAGAAAGGTTGGATCTAATTGTGGATGTCTTGGTCAACATGCAGTAGTCTTCGCACAAGGTATTGTATTTTGGATGGGGGATTCTGGTGGTTTCTTTGCATTTGATGGTACAGTTGTATCTGTTCCAAGTTTAGTAGAAGACTTTGTGTTTACAACAACAGGTGATAATTTAGGAATTAATTATGATGCAAGTGAAACAGTATTCGCAGCTCATAACAGTTTATTCCAAGAGATAATGTGGTTTTATACTAAATATAATTCTACTGAAATTAACAGAGTAGTAACATATAATTATGGTGAAAAAGTTTGGACAACGGGCACTATGTCGAGTGCAACAGTTGGTTCTCAATCAAGAACAACCTATGCAGATGCTTCAGTATATGATCATCCTCATGCAACTAAGTTTGTCGCGGCAGCCACGCCAACCTTTCCTATTGTAAATGGTATATCACCAGGTGCGTCTATTTACTATGAACATGAAGTAGGAGTAAATGAAGTAGCTTCCTCAGGTACTATAACTGCAATTCCAGCTAACATTAGATCAGGAGATTTTGATTTAGATATAGATGGAGATGGAGAATACTTCTTATCAGTTAAAAGATTTATACCTGATTTCAAAACATTAGATGGTGATTGTAAAGTAACATTGTTTTTAAGATCTTACCCAGCAGATACTACAGTTGCACAGGGTGAGACGTTTATAGGTCCTTTTACTGTTAATTCTAGTACAGATAAGATAGATACGCGAGGGCGCGCGAGACTTGCTAGTATTAAGATAGAGAACGATGCTATAGATACTAATTGGCGATATGGTATTTTTAGAGTAGATATACAACCAGACGGAAGAAGATAATGGCTAAAATAGATTTTTACGTACCAGAACCATCAGAGGTATATAACAAAGATACACAAAGACAAATTTTACAAGCATTAGATACTTTAAAAACGCAATTGAACACAAGTTTTAACGAAGAGGTTCAGGAAAACTTACAGACTTTATCTTGGTTTTTAATAGGAACAGGAAGAAAAAGTCATCTAGTACCTGTTAATAATTTTACAGTATCGATTACAGGAAGGCAACTTGCTATAACTGTTGCATCTGTTACAGTGGTAATTACATGACCATAGTTTATAAAGTAAAAGGATATAACTTAACAACTTCAACACTTACAACAGTGTTAACAATAGACGCATCATCAAGAGCAATAGTTAAAGAAATAACTATTGCAAATGATACTAATTTTGCAAGTGAAATTGATTATTTTATTTATGATAGTTCTGAAGCTACAGCTTATAAATTTTACCACACTGCCGTATCTGGGGACTACACTGATAATGCGGTTAATAATACTTTAGTTTTAGAAGAAGGAGATAGTCTTAAATTTCAAGCTGATACTGCTAATGCTATTTCTGGACAAATATCTTATGCTTTGATAAATAGGTCTCAACAAAATGGCTAGAAAAGTACAAACAGGTCATGGAACCTTTATTAAACATACTAACAAAAAGAGACCAGGACGACATAGTAAAAGACCAAATAAAAGAAACAGAAGAAAACCATACAACGGACAAGGGAGAAAACAATGAGTGATGAAGTAGTATTAACTGATCAATATATAAAAGAATATAGGATTATAGATGGTAAAGAAGTACCAGTTATTAAGTGTCCTACAAAAATTACTTTTAGAAACAAAGTAACAGGTGAAATATATGAGTCTGCAGCTGAAGCAAATGCTGATGTAGCAAATCCAAATACACCAACTAAACAAGAACATGTTGCACAAGATGTTGCAATAACTGTTGCACATTTATCATTATTTGGTAAGACTAAGTAATGGATCCAAGAGGCGGTACCGAACTTCAATTTGAGTTCTTAAGAAAATACGTAGATAAAAAACTATTAGATCAAGTACAGATTTGCACTTCTGTTCCTGGTAAAGTACCTCTTCATCCTACAAAATTAAATATTCTTTGGCAAAAAAATTCATACGATCAACCTAATTTAGCTCCTTGGTTTAAAGATAAGTCTAATCATAAAAAATATGATTGGTATGTATTTAATTCACATTGGAATTATGAAAAGTTTAGAATGACTTTTGATGTACCAACAGAGAAATGCACTGTCATTAAAAACGGTGTTGTAAACATTAAACCTTCAGACTTAAATTATAAAAAAGGTGATCCTATTAAATTAATATTTCATCCAACTCCTTGGCGTGGTTTAAATGTAATTCTAGCTGCAATGCAATTTATTAAAAACCCATTAATAACATTGGATGTGTATTCTTCGACACAAGTTTATGGAGATAATTTTAAAAAAGCAAACGATGCTGCTTATCAAGAACTTTATGATCAAGCACGACATTTGTCTAATGTAAATTATATTGGTTATAAACCACATGAATACATATTAGAAAATTTACACAAATATCACATCTTTGCTTATCCTAGTATTTGGGAAGAAACATTTTGTATATCAGCATTAGAAGCTATGTCTGCTGGGCTTTATTTAATAACTACTGATCTGGGTGCTTTATTCGAAACTTGTGCTGAGTTTCCAATTTACGTACATTATGAAAAAGATTATTTGAGACTTGCAAAAAAATTTGCTATGGCTATTGAAGTTGCTGCAGAACATTTACATGAAAATTACATTACTGATCATTTAAAATTTCAAATGAAATACACTAACAACTTTTACAATTGGGAGAAACAAGGAAATCAATGGACTCAATTTTTAACAGGGGCATTGAATGCAAGACGCAAGTAAACCTATTTGGATAAAACCAAGGCCTGCAGATAAACTTGAGGATGGAGCTGATTTTTCTATATTCATAGCAACCCCAGTGCATTCAGATGTATCTATTCATTATACACAAGCCTTGTTAGAGTTTCAAAAAGAGTGTTATGCAAAAAAAGTTAAAGTAACATTTCAATTATTTAAATCATCTTTAATTACACAGGGCAGAAATTTGTGTGTAGGTGGATTTATGGAGACAGGCCATTCACATTTGTTGTTTATTGATTCAGATATAGATTTTCAAGCAAAGTCTATATTTACAATGGTTGAAAAAGACAAAGATGTTATTTCTATTCCTTATCCTATGAAAACAATTGATTGGGAAAAGATACTGGAAAATTTTCAAAATGGTAAAATAAAAAATGTAATTGATTTATCAACTGGAGGTAACACTTATCCTATGCGATTAGAGGATTCAGAAAATGTACAAATAGATAAGGGAGTCATAGAAGTATCACACTCACCAACAGGCTGCATGTTAATCAAACGATCTGTTATTGAAAAAATGATTGATAAGTATCCTCATTTAAAAATAATCCAACCTACAATTATTAACGGTAAACCAATTGAGAAACCTTATCTTTATAATTTTTTTGATACTATGTTCGATCAAGAAACTCACACTTACATGGGTGAAGATTTTGCTTTTTGCAAACGTTGGAAAGATATTGGCGGTAAGTGTCATGCCTATGTTAACGATATTATAACACATGTTGGAGAACATCAGTATTGTGGAAAATTTATAGATGAATTAATTGTAAAATGAAACTGTTCGTTACATCACCAACAACAGGTTTAGTTGACATTCATTATTTACGTTCAATATTTTTACTTCAGGCAGAGTGTCATAAAAGAAAATGTCACATTCAATTACATTTACACAAAGCATCTTTAGTAACTTTCGGTCGTAATCACTGCACAAGTTCTTTTCTCAGCACTGATTATACACATATGATTTTTATTGACACGGACATTGAATTTAATCCTGAAGATATTTTTAGAATGATAGAAGCGGATAAAGAAGTAATCTTAATACCTTATCCATTAAAATCATATGACTGGAGAAAAGCGGATGAGATGTGGAAAAATTATAAAATGCCTTTAAACAAAGGGGGTTTCACATGGCCAATAAAAGTATTAAATCCTGAAGATATGGAAGTAAATAATGGAATTGTAGAAATAGAAAAAGGACCAGCAGGTTGTATGGTTATTAAAAGATCAGCTTATGAAAGATTAATTAAATATTATCCAAATTTGAAATTAAATCAAAAAAACTTAATAGATGAAAAAGTTAAAAGCAGTGAATTTTCTTATAATTTTTGGGACACTGGATATGATGAATCTGAGGGAAAAGTGGTTGGTGAGGACTTTGCTTTTTGTAATAGGTTTAGGACTGCTGGTGGCAATGTTTTTGCGTTAATTGACGCAG